AAGCCGCTGGTGCCGCAGGCGATTACTCCACCATGAATAACCTCATGACGGAGTATGACGAGATGTCCGCCAGAATCGAGGAACTGGAGAGCGAAATCTCCGCAAGCGAGAATGCCAGAACCAATTCCCTGACGGATGCGGATGTGCCTCCTGAAACCGAGCCTTTGGCAAGAGTGCCTTCGGTTAAGGCCGAAGATCCTTTTGCAGACCGGGACGAGAGCGCAGTCGGCAACAGAAGTGTCAAGGCGTATCAGTATGAGAATCCCGAAGTCAGACCCTTCTTCCAAGATGCGGCCTATGCCCTGTGGGAAGACCTTGATTTGTCCCAGCCTGCGGAGAGATGGTACAACGACCAACTGTACTACGAATCTGGCGGAGAGAAGGGCTTTGGCGGTCAGTCCAGACTGACTACCCAGGATATTGGTGACTTCAAGGACAGATGGGGCTGTTCCTGGGAAGACCTTCGGCAAGCTGTCCGGGATATCATCGATGACAACGGCAAGGAAAACTATGCGCTTGCCAAGCGAGTGGAATTCCTTATCAATGACCGCCTGATGTATGGCTACACCAACATCCGAGGCGAACACATCAGACCGAATCAGGCATATCTGGACTTCCTGAAGGAAAAGCAGATTACCGAGTATTCCGCAGAGGCAAGGGAGAGTTTCTTCGCCAATGCAGACCAGTATGCCCCTCTGGGTGAAGATATTGCTCCTGTCCAGATGGCAACCGAAACTGTCAATACCGACAGCATGAAGGGCGTTATCAATGGTCAGCAGACATACATCACCACCGAGGATAAGTTGCGGAGAGCGAACAGTCAGCCCAAGGCAGAAAACATCGCTCCCCTGTACGAAGCCCATACCAGCAAGGATGGTCAGGTGAAGGGACAGCAATCCCTTCTGCGTGACTCCCTGCGTGAGAGTGACCGAGTTGCCAAGGTCCTTACGGAAGAGCCTGCGGTGGAAACCAAGAAGGCCAGACTGTGGTCTTGGCTGAAGAACAATGTGTTCGACAGAGGCATGGTGTTCGAGGATCTGTCTTTGGAAACCGGCAATCGTGAAGTGCAGGCCAAGTGGAATTCCACCAGATATGCCGAAGGCAAGGCACAGAAGTTCATGACCGATGGTGCTGATGGCGTGAAGCCCCTTCAGGAAATCAAGGACACTGTGGAAAGCTCTGGCAAGACCAAAGCATTCTATGATTATCTGTACCACGCACACAATGTGGACAGAATGACTCTGGAAGAAAGATTCGGCGTGGAAAACAAAACTGTCTTCGGTGATACTGTGACAGCAGAGGTTTCCAAGGCAACTGCGGAGCGGCTTGAAAAGGCGAATCCTGAATTCAAGGCGTGGGCAAAGGATGTCTACCGCTACATGAACCACCTGAGAAATCTCATGGTGGACAATGGGGTCATTTCCAGAGAAACTGCGTTCCTGTGGGCGAGAATGTATCCCCATTATGTGCCTGTTGGTCGTGTGGGTCATACCGGGCTGAATATCAATGTGCCTCTGGACACTGGACGGACAGGCGTGAATGCGCCTATCAAGAAGGCGGTCGGCGGCAGCAGTGATATTCGTCCTCTGTTCACTGTGATGGGTGAGCGGACTATCCAGACATTCAAGGCCATCGCCAAGAACAGCTTCGGCGTGGAACTGAAGAACACCCTGGGAAGCACCATCTCCCAGACGGCGGCGAATCTGGACGAAACCATCGACAGCATTGACAACCATGATGAACTTCTTCAGAAGGGCGAGAAGGGCAAGAATCCTACTTTCACAGTTTTCGAGAATGGTAAGCGAGTTACCTTCGAGATTACCGAAGATATGTACGATGCCATGAAGCCTGCGGAAGGGATCGTGAACGAAACCATCAAGCCCCTGAATGTCGCAAGCAATATCTTCAGAGGTCTGGTGACGGAGTACAATCCGACCTTCATGCTGACCAACCCCATCAAGGACTTCCAGGATGTCCTGATTAACTCTCAGCATCCCATGGAAACCTATATGTCCATCCCGAAGGCACTGGTGCAGATGGCATCCAGTGGTCATTACTATGAAGAGTACCTGAACAACGGCGGTGAGCAGAATACTTATTTCGACAATGACGAGAAGACCTTCAAAGTCGAAAAAGTACCGAAGTGGCTTGAGGTCATCGGCAACGCCAACAACGCGATCGAACGGCTCCCCCGACTGGCAGAGTACATCGCAAGCCGGGAGGCAGGAGCGAGTATCGATGTGGCTATGCTGGATGCCGCACGAGTCACCACCAACTTTGCCGCAGGCGGTGCATGGACGAAGTTCCTGAACCGCAACGGAGCGACCTTCCTGAACGCCTCTATGCAAGGTGCTGTTCAGCAAGTGAGAAATATCCGTGAGGCGAAGGTCAACGGCGTGAAGGGATGGGTCAATCTGGCGGCGAAGGCTCTGGCAGCAGGACTTCCTGCTATGGTGCTGAACCATCTCCTGTGGGACGATGACGAAGAGTATCAGGAAATCTCCGACTATGTGAAGCAGAATTATTACATTGTCGGCAAGTACGATGACGGCAAGTTCATCCGCATTCCCAAAGGCCGTACAGTAGCGGTCATCCAGAATGCCTTCGAGCAGATGGAGAATCTTATCACAGGCGATGATGAAGTCGATTTGGGGACCTTCCTTGAGCTGGCAATTTCCAACTTGGCTCCCAATAATCCGCTTGAGAACAACATCTTTGCACCTATCGCACAGGTGGCAAACAACCGGACTTGGTACGGCGAAGACCTGATTCCCACCAGACTTCAGGACTTGCCTGCCGCAGAGCAGTACGATGAAAGTACAGACGAATTCAGCAAGTGGCTTGGCGGCCTGATTGACTACAGTCCGTACAAAATCAACTATCTGCTCAACCAGTATGGCGGCGGTCTGGCTGACATGGTGTTGCCTCCGCTGACTCCTGAAGCAGAGAATGGTGACAGTTCCATCCTTGGCACGATTACCGCACCTTTCCGGGATAAGTTCACCACTGACAGTGTGCTGAACAACCAGAATGTGTCCGAGTTCTACGACCTGAAGGACGAGCTGTCCATCAACGCAAACAGCAGTTATGCTACTGACGAGGACAAGCTGAAGTCTAAGTACATGAATTCCATCAACTCCGAGATTGCCGAGCTGTACAAGCAGAAGCGAGAGATCCAGAACAGCGACCTGACCGATGAGGAAAAGTATGCTCAGGTAAGAGATATCCAACAGCAGATTGTCGACCTGATGAAGGGCGGCATGGGAAGCTACGAGGATATTTCCTACGAGGACGATTACCGGGCAGGCGGCGAGTACGCAAGAGTTGGTGACAGACTGTACAAGCGGAGCGAGGACGGAGGATGGGAAAAGCTGTCCGATGACCAGCTCACGAAGTACGAAGTCACGAAGGCCGCAGGCGATGCCGCTTATGCCTCCGATGGTGAGAACCATTACAGATGGTATGTGAAGGAAGGCGAAACCGAGGGCGAGTGGCGTAAGCTCACCGATGACCAGCTTGAAAAGCAGGAAGAGGTAACGAGCGGCCTCGGCATTTCTCCCGAAGAGTATTGGGAGAACAAGGAAGAGTACGACTATGCTTACGAATCTCCTGAAAACTATGCCATCGCAAAATCCGTGGGCGGCTACGAAGCCTTCCGAACCTACTCTAGCGAGATGGACGATATCAAGGCAGACAAGGACGAGAACGGAAAGTCTATCAGCGGCAGTCGAAAGGAAAAGGTCTGGGACTACATCAGCGGTCTGGACATTTCCGATGGCGAGAAGTACATCCTGTTCAAGAGCGAGTACAATGCCGATGATACCTACAACTACGAAATCATCGACTATCTGAACGAGAACGATGACATCTCCTACGAGGATATGGTGACTATCCTGAAGAAGCTGGGCTTCACAGTCGATTCCCAGGGCAATATCTCTTGGGACTAAATAAGAAGGGGCCTAGAACTAGGCCCCCTTTACTTTGGGAGTGATTCTATGAGTACAAAGCAAGACAGAGCGGCACCAAGAACCGCTTCGGACATTGAGCGCAAGTACAACTTCGGCAAGTCTTTTGCGGAAGTGTTCGGTCTGGCGCAGGATGCCCAGGATGCCGCTAGGGAAGCGAAGGATGCGGCGGCTGAAGCGCAGGCCGCAGTCGGAGCCATTGACCACGAAGCAGTCTTCAATCTGCTGACCGACAATGGCAAGATTCAGGGTGTCTACAAGAGTGAGGACGGACAGATTTACATTAACGCCTCTTACATCGCCGCAGGAATTCTTGCATCCATAGATGGGGCTGTACAGATTGACCTTGACAATGGCACATTCGCTGTCAGACAAGAGTTCGCTGATGCTCTTGTAGGGACATTGTACGGAATGTTCGAAGCAACCAAGAACGGCATCGGCCTGTATGGTTGCGACACAGACACCAAGGAACTTGTCAAAACCCTGTCGTTTAGTGCGGCACATCTCGGCAGTCGTGGCGGTAAAATCTCGCAGATCCTCGCCACCAATGCAGGACTCATGCTCGGAGCAGGCGGCGGCACTGGCGAAGGCTATACCTTGCAACTCGGTCTGCCGAACAACACAGTAATCATCAACAGAAAGACCGTTTCCTGGAAGGATAACGGCGATGGCACATTTACCTTAATTGGCACATAAGGGGTGATATCCGATGAACACTTTACTGGAAACCATTGCAAACCACGCATCCGACATCTGCGCTATTGCAACCTGTGCCGCTCTTGTCATAAAACCCATTCGGGAATGGCTGATGGGAACGGCAGACATCCGAGATGGGCAAAAGTGCCTGTTGAGAAGCGAAATCGTCCGTATCTACTACCGCCATGCTGATGACCAGGCATTGCGAGAGTACGAATACAAAAACATGGACGAATGCTACCGGGCCTACAAGAAGCTCGGCGGCAACTCATTCATCGACCATCTGCATTCCGAAATGGTGCAGTGGGAAATTAAGCGATAAAGAAAGGATGTAAACTATGGATTTTCTGAATGATTTTATGATCCCTGTCATCGTTGGCATCTGCCTGTGCGTGGGCTACATCGTCAAGCACTGGGTGAAGGATGTCGACAACAAGCTGATTCCTACCCTGTGCGCCGTCCTGGGCGTTGTGCTGGCCTTTTGGATGCACTGGGGCAACATCACTCCCGAAGTGCTTTTGATGGGTCTGGCAAGCGGTCTGGCCTCCACAGGCCTGCACCAGGCGTTTACTCAGATGATTACTGGCGAAAAATAAAAACGGAAGGGGCTACCCACAATGAAGAAACTTATCGATGTAAGCGAATGGAATGGAGTAATTGATTGGGAGAAGGTAAAGCCGCACATCAGCGGCGCAATCCTGCGCTGTGGCTACGGCATGGACATGGCGAAGCAGGACGATGCACAGTTCAAGCGCAATGCCGATGAATGTACCAGACTGGGCATTCCTTTCGGCGTGTATCTGTACAGCTATGCAACTACCAACGAAAGAGCGAAGTCCGAGGCCGCTCATGTCCTGCGCCTGATTAAGGGCTACAAACTTTCTTTCCCTGTCTACTATGACCTGGAAGAACCCGGCACCGAGAAGGGCGCAGTCGAGAGAGCTATTATCTTCGGTGACATCATCGAGAAGGCAGGCTATTGGTGCGGTGTCTACGCCAACCTGAATTGGTGGAACAACTACCTGAATGGTCTGGAGCGATTCACCAAGTGGGTGGCGCAGTACAACAAGGAGTGCTACTACAAAGGCAAGCATGACATCTGGCAGTATTCTTCCAAGGGCCGTGTCGAAGGCATCAAGGGCTATGTCGATGTAAACAAGTGCTATCGTGACTTCCCTGCGGAGATCCTGCCCAAGAAGAAAAAGACCATTGCGGAGCTGGCGCAGGAAGTGCTGAACAAAGAGTGGGGCGATGGTGCAGTACGCAAGAAGCGACTCACCGAAGCAGGCTATGACTATGATGCAGTTCAGGCTGAGGTCAACCGCATCCTGGGCATCGGTCAAATCAAGGTCGGCAGTATCGTCCGAGTCAAGCGAGGTGCCAAGGACTACAATGGCGGCCTGCTGTACTCCTATGTCTATGACCGAAACCATACTGTCAAGCAGATTGATGGTGACAGAGTTGTCATCACCTTCAAGGGCGTGACTGTGGCGGCGGTCCACAAGAAAAACTTAACACTGGCGTAACGAAAAGGGGGATGCTTCGGCATCCCCCTCTTTTTTCGTTTTAGGCCTTAATTTCATCAAGTAGTTCGCTGATGGTATAGGCCTTAAGCATCATGGCGTATCGCTGTGCCGGGTCTTTGGAAGCATCGTGCAATTCGATAGCTTCGTTCATCTCTGCCTCAAGGAAGGCGATGATTTCATTTGCAGTCATGGGACTCTCTCCTTTTGTCGGGTGTAACTGGACAGTCTCTGT